ATGTTGGCGTAACTATCCCAGAGGATATTAAATATATTCCTGAAAAAGAAGTAAAAACAGTACAAGATTTATCAGAGTTGGTACAAAAAACATCAGTATCAACTGCAAGTGGTAAATACCCAATCTTAAAACGTGCTAACGCTAAATTCAACACTGTTGCCGAATTAGAGAAAAACCCAGAGTTAGCTCGTCCAGAATTCGAAACGGTAAATTGGGAAGTTGAAACATATCGTGGATCTATTCCAATCTCACAAGAAGCATTAGACGATTCAGTCGCTAACTTAACTGCTATTGTTTCTGAAAATATCAATGAACAAAAAATAAACACATTAAACGAAAAAATCGGCGATGTATTAAAAGCATTCAATCCGGCATCTGTTTCTGATGTGGACGACTTAAAAGCAATCATCAACGTTAAGCTAGATCCTGGTTATGACCGCCAAATTATCTGTACCCAAAGTTTCTACCAAAAACTTGATACATTGAAAGATGGTAACGGACGTTACTTATTACAAGATAGCATTATCAACACTGCTGGTAACACTGTATTAGGGATGAACGTAACAGTTGTACGCGATGACTTATTAGGTGAAAACGGAGATGCATTAGCGTTCATCGGCGATGTAAAACGTGGTGTGTTATTCGCAGACCGTACTGACGTATCAGTGCAATGGATTGAAAACGAAATCTACGGTAAATACCTAATGGGTGCTTTCCGTTTCGATGTTAAACAAGCTGATAAAAACGCTGGTTTCTTCGTAACGTTTGAAGATGCAGCAACAGAACCTAGCGGAGATTTAGGAGCATAAGTAAAGTAGGTGATTTCAATGTTCAAAATAGATAACGTTGAATCAATCAAAAAAGCGATACGTGTTGATCATGATTTCGATGATGACTTGATTATGCAAGTTTATTTACCTGGAGCAATAAATGAGGTTAAGGTTGCCGTTTCTTTAGATGAAAAAGATGATAAATTCTACAACGATAATCCTATATTCAATTTAGCAGTCTTAAATATTATTGCTCACCACTATGATAATCGCTCAATCACATCTAATGAACAATCATTTGATGTGCCTGCATCGTCAATGAAACTTATACAAACACTTAGAAGCAATCTAGTTAAGTGGCGAAAAGATAACATCGAGGTGATAGCCGATGAATCTTAATGAGCTTGATTATAGAATTGTTTTTTATTCAGTTTCAAATAACGGACCCGAAGCAGGAGCGGGTAACTGGGAAGAAGTCTTTAGTTGCTTCGCTGGTCTATACGAACCTACGCAAAAAGATGTACAATTAGGAAATTTAGAAACGAGTAAACGTTCTGTAACTATTAATATTAGAAATGCACAGCCTGACTTTCTACCTACAGTCAATCACGTATTTGAGATTAAAAATGGAATGTATGCTGGGTTAACTTTTGACATTAAGAACGTTGCTCCTGCTAAAACTCCTAATTACATCAAAGTGGTAGGTGAAGAATCATAGGGGTATCAATAAAAGGTGAAAAAGAACTTATAGCATATTTAGAAAAACAATATGGAAAATCTGCAACCAAACGTATCACTGATTATGCATTAACCAAAGGCGGAAACAAAGTTGTGAGTATTATCAAAAATAATATGAAAACTTTTAAAGACACTGGAGAGTCAGTAGAAGAAACCACACTTTCAAAACCGACGACGATAAACGGTGTAAGGACTGTTAAAATTCATTGGCATGGTCCCAAACAACGTTATCGAATTATTCATTTAAATGAATATGGTCACTTTGATCGTTCAGGGAAATGGGTAAATACAGCAGGTAAAGGCGTAATTGAACGCGCAATGAGAGAAGGGCGCGAAACCTACTTTCAAACGGTTAAAGAAGAAATGAAAAGGCGGGTGTAGCTATGGAAGATATCACAACAAAGATATACGAGGCGATTATAAATAACGAAGAAATAATGAAACTAGTCCCCAAAAATAACATTAAATTTTTCGATTATCCAAACGCGCAAGAAATCAAAGATATAGTGATTGTTATTGATCCATTAGATACACCAAAGCCTGATGATTTCGCTGATAATGATAATTTGACGTATGAATATTTATATCAAATAGACGTATTTGTAAAACAGAATAAAGGGATTAATGGACGAGTCTTATCAGATAGACTCGTTTTTTTAATACAACGAATGATGTGGGAAGTATTAGGTTTTGGAGAGACATCATCAATAAAACCCGAATATATAAAAGAGTTCAATATATACCGACAAGCTAAAAGATTTGAAGGTAAGCAATATTTTAAAATTTAGGAGTGTTTTAATATGGCAGAGAAAAACTATCGTTCATTTACAGGATTAACCGAGTTTTATTATAAAGTTCATGGAGAAGGCGGCGTTCAAAAAGTTACTGATCCAGAGCGCATTAAATATTTACAAGAAATTTCAGTATCTAAAGACCAAGACATCGAGAAGGCATATGGCGATAACCAAGTTGCAGAAATGGCAGTTGCTAACGGAACAATTGAAGTAGAAGCTGGTTTCCACAAGTTGCCATTAGAAGATAGAGTGGCGCTGTTTGGTTTAGAGAAATCTGAAAATGGCATCGTTTCAGTTGGTAACGATACGCCACCATATGTAGCAGTTATGTTTGCTAAAACTATGGAAGATGGTTCTCGTGAATATGTAGGATTACCTAAAGGATTATTCACATTCCCTGAATTAGAAGGCAACACAAAAGAAGATGGCGTTGAATTCAGTTCAGATTCTACTACTGCAGAATTCATGCAAGCACCAGTTAAAGGCTTTGAAGAAGAAAAATCTATGTTACTAGGACATGATGCTAAAGGTACAACTGTTATGAAGGATGCTATTTGGGAAGCTATCTTCGGAGAAGGAAAAGCACCAGAAAATGATACTACAGGTGATCAAGGTTCAGAACCCGAAGCAGATTTAGGCGCGTAACTTACAGGAGGTTTGATTATGGCTAAGAAAAAATATGAAGTCTTACACAAGTTCATCGATTTAGAGGATAAGAACAAAGTATATAACGCTGGTGACACTTATCCTAAACCAGCAAACAAAAAAGTGTCTCACGATCGCATATTAGACCTTTCTACAAGCGATAACAAACGTGGCAAGGCATTAATCAAAGAAATAGAAGAATAACTAACATGAGGGCTTAAACGCCCTCTTTTTATTTGCAAATAAAAACCAAAATTAAAGGAGAAATTAAATATGGCTAAACGTAATTTTATTAAATTAACTCAAATCGACAAAAAAGGTAACGCAGTAACAGATTCAGAAGGCAACGCAAAATACGATACATTCATTACACCTACACAAATTCCTTTCCGTAAAATCTATGATGCAGCTGATTTAATGGACGGTGCATCAGACGAAAACACTTCTGCACAAGAGAATATCGACCAAATGTTAGACATGGTGGTTGATATCTACAATAACCAATTTACAAAAGATGACTTATTAGACAGATTACACGCACCAGACGCAGTAGAAGAATTACAACAACAAATTCAATTTATTGCACAAGGTCAAATGGATGAAGAAAGAAAAAAGCAACTAGCGAGAATCATTTAAATTCCATCTCTTACAAAGAACATAAAGAAAATATGAAGAAACTCATGCTGCAAATGATGAAGGAAGGCGGTAAGGATATTAACGATATTTTAGATATGCCTTTTGCATTTTTCATGGAGTTAGTTGACGAAAGTAATAAGAAAAACGTCAAGAAAACAAACAGTATGATCGACGCGTTCATGTAATACATTTTATAAGTAAGGAGGTGGAGTGATGGCAGAAAGAATCAAAGGGTTGCAGATTGACCTCTCAATGAAGGACATGGGTGTCCAGCGTAGTATTACAGAAATAAAACGTAGCTTTAAAGGGTTAAACGCTGACTTAAAATTATCTAACAATAACTTTAAGTATTCTGAAAAAAGTTTGAACTCATACAAGTTAAGAACTAGGGAATTATCGCAAGTAGTCAAAGAATCTAAAGCTAACGTTGCAGCGTTAAAAGCAAAATACCAAGAAGTATCAAGAGAATCTGGTATAAACAGTAAAAAAGCCGCTCAATTAAGGCAGGAATATAGTCGACAAGCGGACAATCTCAACTATTTACAAAACGAACTCGATCAAACACGGGACAAATACAGAGAAATGATTGCAGTAAGTAAATCATCTGTCGGTAGACTTGGGCAAGCATTTTCTGAAATAGGACCTAAGATAAGATCCATAGGAGATTCAATGAAGTCAGTCGGGCGTAACATGAGTTTACACGTTACTGCACCAATTGCAGCAGGTTTTGGCGCTGCGATGAAGAAAAGTATAGACTTCGACGATACCATGCGTAAAGTAAAAGCCACATCTGGTGCTACTGGAGATGAGTTTAATCAACTTAGAACAAAAGCACTTCAAATGGGTCGAGATACTAAATTCACTGCTTCAGAATCTGCTGAAGCGATGAACTACATGGCACTTGCAGGTTGGGACACCAAAGATATGCTAAAAGGTGTTGGTGGTGTAATGGATTTAGCTGCCGCATCTGGTGAAGATTTGGCAAGCGTGTCTGATATTGTAACCGACAACTTAACTGCATTTGGCATGAAAGCTAAAGATAGTACTCACTTTGCTGATGTTTTGGCTCAAACGAGTTCAAAAGCTAATACTGATGTACGTGGTTTAGGTGAGGCGTTTAAATATGCTGCTCCAGTGGCTGGTGCATTAGGGTACACAGTGGAAGATACATCCGTAGCTATTGGTTTGATGTCTAATGCTGGGATAAAAGGCGAAAAAGCTGGTACAGCATTAAGAACAATGTTTACCAACCTTTCTAAACCAACAAAAGCAATGAAAGACGAAATGGATAAACTGGGAATATCTATTACTAATAGCAACGGTGAAATGCTGCCTATGAGAGATGTAATGGACCAGCTTAGAAATAAGATGGGCGGTTTATCCAAAGACCAACAAGCAGCCGCAGCTAGTACAATATTTGGTAAAGAGGCCATGAGTGGTGCATTAGCAGTTATCAATGCATCAGACGAAGATTATAAAAAGCTAACTAAATCCATAGACGGCTCTAAAGGTGCTTCAAAAAGAATGGCTAAAGAAATGGAAGGCGGTATTGGTGGCGCAATGCGTAAAATGAAATCGGCAATTGAAAGTTTAGCGATTTCATTAGGTGATGCATTAGCCCCAATGTTATATAAAGCTGCTAAATGGATTACATCATTAGCGAATAAGTTTTCTAATTTACCTACTGGCGTTCAAAAAACGATTGCAGTTGTAGGATTACTCGCCGCAGCTATCGGTCCACTATTAATGGTATTTGGTGTTATGGCATCAACAATTGGCACTGCTATAACAGTATTAGGTTCTTTAATGACGAGTATGAGAACACTATCATTTTTATCTAAAACCAGTGCAGCAGCGACTGGTATTTGGAATGGTGTTACTGCTACTGCTCGTGGTATCGCTAATGGCTATAGATTAGCAATAGCAGCTTTAAGTACATCTCAAACTATACAAGCTTTGAAAACTAAAATTGCTGCAGCTGCAACAACAGCTTGGACTACAGTTACTAAAGGTGCAGCTTTAGCAACTAAAGGCTTAGGATTAGCTATAAGATTTATGACTGGGCCTGTCGGTATAGTTATTACAGCCATCGGATTGTTAGTAGCAGGGCTTATTCATTTATGGAAAACAAATAGTTCGTTTAGAAATAGTGTGATTAATGCTTGGACTGCTATTAAAAATGCAGCAGTAGCTATATTTGGATTTATTAAGACTCATATAATTGCCATTTGGAACGTTATAAAAGCTTCAACAATTACAGTTTGGAACGGAATTAAAACCGTTGCTGTAGCTACATGGAACGCTATTAAATTTGCTGTTCAACATCCTATTCAAGTATTAAAAAATGTCTTATCAGCTTTATGGAACGGCATGAAAAATGCTGCTATTAAAATCTGGAACGCCTTAAAGAACGGTGTTATAGCAATTATTAAAGCGTATGTTGCGCAAGTAAGATTTAATATCAACCTTATTAAGCGCATAGTAGTTACGATATTTAATGCTATTAAGAGTTTCTCTATAAAAGTGTGGACTGCACTAAAAAATGCTGTATTAGGAATTGTTCGAGCTTTACGCAAAGGTGTTCTTTCTGTGTTTAATGCATTAAAAAAAGGTGTTTCTGCAATATTTAATGCTATTAAGAATGCCGCAGTTAGAATATGGTCAGCTATAAAAAATTCAGTAGTGAACAAAGCAAAAGCATTATGGTCTGGAGTTAAAAATACATGGAATGCACTCAAAAAAGGTACAATTGGCATATTTAAAGCAGTTGGCAGTTTCATGAGTTCTAAATGGAACAGTATTAAAAAAGGTACTGTTAATAAAGCGAAAGCTCTATGGTCAGGCGTTAAAGGTGCTTGGGGATCACTTAAAAAAGGTACTCATAACACCATGAATGCTGTAGGTGGCTTCATGAGCAAGAAATGGAATGGAATTAAAAGTACTACTGTATCTATAGTAAATGGCATGAAATCGAAAGTTATGGGCACCATGAATAAAATGAGAGATGGTATCAAAACAGTTACCGGTAAAATTGGTAATCTTTTTGGCGGAATGGTCAAAGGTGTTAAAAAAGGCCTTAATGGATTAATCAAAGGTGTTAACTGGGTTGCTGATAAATTAGGTATGGAGAAGATAGATCCTATTAAACTTCATACCGGAACGAATAAATCTAATAAATATATAAGTAACGGT